CAGAAGTGCATCGACATCGCCGCAGCGGAAATCCGCCGGGCCACCGAATGACAGAGAGGTTCCCCCGTTGAGCGACTCCTCAACGAACGTCGGCAACATCACCGCGAGGCTCGTCCTCGACGCCGACCAGTTCGACCGTGACATGGCCACAGCCCGCACTGAGGCCGACCGCCTCGATGGGCGCAACGTCAACGTCGACGTTCACGCAAACACGACCGAGGCGATCGCCGGGCTGCGCGAGCTGGAGATGGCGGAGAACCGGCTCCGCATCGCCCAGCTGAACCTCGATGACGCCAACACCCGCGGCGGGGCGACCGAGCAGCAGCGCCTCCGCGCCCAGAACGCCCTCATGGCCGCCGAGGACCGGTACGACCGGGCCCTCGAGGCCCGGCAGCAGGCCGTCCGCGACGCCACCGAGGCCGAGCGGGCCTCCGCCGCGGCCACCGACGCCGCAGCCTCCGCGACGGATCGCTCCGCCGATTCGTCCAACCGGGACGCCGAGGCGAAGAAGGGCCAGTTCTCCTGGATGCAGGCGCTTATCGCCGCCGCGCCGCTCCTGTTCGCTAGCACCACCGAGCTCGCCGCGGCCGCGGTGGGCATGGGTACCTCGTTCACCCTCATGGGCCTCGCCGGCGCCGCCGCCGTCAAGGGCATCAAGGAGGAGATGCAGCAGAGCACCGCCGAGGGCGAGGCCTACAGCAGCGGCCTTACGATCCTCAAGGGCGACCTCGACCAGCTCTCCCAGACCGGCGCGGTGTCGATGGTCTCCTCCTTCTCCGAGGCCGTCGGCCGGGTCAACGACAAGATGCCGTTCCTGAACCAGATGACCGGGGACATGGCCGCCCAGCTGGGCAAGATCGGCGGCGGGCTCCTCTCCGACGTCCTCACCGGCCTGCAGCGCATGTCGCCCCTCATCGAGCAGGGCGCCTCCTCGCTCGGGGACTTCGTCGGCTGGCTGGGCCACTTCACCAGCGCCGACGGCTTCGACCAGTTCGTCTCCTACGCCACCCAGAACCTCCCGCAGGTCATCACGTTCCTCGAGGACGTCGTCGGCCTCGCCGGGCACCTCATCGGCGCCTTCGCCCCCCTCGGCCCGGTCGTGACCGGAGCGCTGGACGGGCTCGTGAACATCCTCAACAACCTCCCGTCCGACCGGCTCGTCGGGCTCGTCACCGCAGCCCTGACCATCGCCCCGGCGTTCAACATCGCCAAGACCGCCGTGGCACTCTTCGGGGAGTCCTCTGCGCTCGAGATGGGCCTCTTCGGCGCCTCCATCAACCTCACCATCCCCATCGTGGGCGTCTTCCTCGCGGCACTGGCGGGCCTGACCGTGGGACTCGCCGCCTCGGCAACCTCCCAGCAGCAGGCCACCGTGTCCGCCTCGGCGTACGCGGATGCGCTCGAGCGGGACGGCAACGCCATCGGCCGGTACACCACGCAGCTCGCCGTGAAGAAGCTCGCCGAGGATGGAGCCTACGACGCCGCGCAGAAGCTCGGCATCAGCCAGGACACCCTCACGGCGGCCGTCACCGGCAACGCGGATGCGCTCAAGCAGGTCCAGGACGCCGCCAGTGGGGCGAAGAAGGCCTACGACGACGCCAACGCGGCCGCGATCGCCTCGCAGGGCGCGACCGGCGGGGCGACGGACAAGATGAACGAGCAGCGCGACGCGGCCGACAAGCTCCTGCCGGCGCTGCAGAACAACATCGACGCGATCAAGCAGCAGCAGCACGTCAACGAGCAGTCCTCGACCACCAGTGTGGACAAGGCGCAGGCGGACCGGGATGCGGCCGCCGCGCTCGGCATCACTACGCAGGCCTACCGGGACGCAGTGGCGGCGCAGGACAACGCGGACCAGAAGACCCAGAAGACCACCGACGACATGCGCGTCCAGAACGACGCGGCCGGCCTGCTCAAGCAGGCCTGGGATGACCTGAACGGTAAGACCCTTTCGGCGGCGGAGGCCCAGAACCGGTTCGATTCTGACCTGGCCAACATGGGCACGCACGTGGACAAGACCGGCAAGCAGATCCAGTTCACCACCAACAACATCGGCGACATGTCGGCGGCGTCGGTAGCCCTGCGCGGGCAGCTCATCGGACAGGTGAACGACCTCGAGAAGGTCATCGAGACCGACGGCGGCCTGCAGAACGCCACAGAGCAGTCCAAGGCCAAGTATGCCGAGATGCGGCAGAAGATCATCGACAACGCCGTCGCGCACGGCGTGAACCGGGACGCAGCCGAGAAGTACATCGACACCCTGTTCAAGATCCCCACCGCCGTCACGACGAATGTGGAGGCGAAGACCGACGCGGCCGAGGCGGCTGTCCTGCGCCTCAAGGCAGCCATCGATGCCGTCCACGACAAGACCGTCACGATCACCACCGTGAACACCGGCGACGGGTCCAACGCCCCCGGCACCGCCGGCGGCGGCATGGTGCACGCCAACGCGCACGGCGGCTGGGCCGGCACCGGCCCCGCCTACTTCGCAAGCGGAGGCGACGTGTCCCGGTACGCGAGGGGCACGGACACGATCCCGACCATGCTGTCCCCGGGCGAGTTCACCGTCAACGCCACCGCGGCGTCCCGCGTCGGCGCCCCGACGCTGGACTACATCAACCGCACCGGCCAGCTCCCGCCGGCGCAGCAGGCGCAGGGGCCCTTCCAGATCAGCGGCAACCTCTACCTCGACTCCGGGGAGTTCCTCGGGAAGGTCCAGGGCGTGGCGCAGTCCGTGGCACGCTCCGAGATCGGCGCCGCCGTCCGCGATGCCGCGGCGATGCGCCCGGGAGTGGGTTAGCCGCAGGCGTGCGGAGGCCCTTGGGCGTAGACCGGGGCCTCCGCTAGTGACGGGCGTTGTACTCGGGGCAGTACGCGGCCGTTGACATGCCGATGATCGTCCCGGCGTCGCCGGCGGTGAGGGATCCGTTGCCCACTGTCGTCAAGTAGGTGACCTCGTCGGTGAATCTCGTCCCCGCTCGATACGACTCGCACACCGACTTCGCGACGGCTACGGCGTCCTCATCCTTGGCGTTCGGCCAGTGCTCGTGCCACATCTGGAGGAAGACACTCTGGGCCTGTGCCGAGGCCGTCGCCGAGGCCTCGGCCGGCGACGGGCCCCCGGCGCACCCGGTGAGAAGTAGAAGTCCCCCCAAAGCCGCGACTGCGGCCATCATCCCCTTCATGAGATGAGAGTAAGTCTGGAGTCTGACCCGGCAACACCTCCGAGCGACTCCATTGCCCCAATGGCCAGCGGCGCCGAGGACTGCGCGATGTAGTGCGCCCGGGTCACCCGGTCGTCCGCGTGCCCCAGCTGCGCCGCCGCCCGCACCGAGCCCTCCACCTCGGACAGGTACGTCGCCACCGTCTTCCGCAGCACCTTCTGCGTCACCCACTCCCACTCGGTGCCCGCCAGCGCCCTGTCCCAGATGCGACGCATGGCCCGCGGGTCCCTGGGCCCGCCGTCCCGGTTCGGGAACACCAGCGCCCCGGTCGCCTCGGCCCGGAGGCGGGCGAGCATGGCCACGGCGAAGCCTGGCAGCGCGAGCAGCCGGACATCATGCTCCTTGGTGGGAGTGAGCGTGAGACCGGCCCCCTTGATGCGAATGACCTGCCGATGGATGCGGACCCAGGGGATGGACGCATCGAGGTGGACATCCTCCCAGTGCAGCCCGAGAGCTTCGGACGGGCGGCAGCCGGTACCCACGAGGAATTCCAGCACATCGGCGGCAGAGGCACCTGAGCGTCGGTTCGTCCGGGGCTCAGGCTGGGAACGCACCACTGCCCGCACCTCTACCAGGTCCTCGAGGCTCAGTGCACGGGGACGGGGCTTCTCAGGCACGTACTTCGACGTGTGCGGCACGGGCGAGGCCTCCGCGGCGCCGAGGCGCACAGCCATGGAGAACATGCCCGACAGGGCCCACCGGAGCCGCCCTGCGTTGGACGGCGCATCCGAGGACAGCAGCGCGAGCACCGTCCGCTCGATCCTCGGCGCGGTGCATTCTCGGATGGTGAGTGAGCCCAGGAGCGGCACTACGAGGCTGTCAACAGCGTGCCGCAGTGACTCCAGCGTCCTCGGTGCCAGCGGTGTCTTCTGCGACTCTTTGGAGGCCAACCAGCGCTTCGCCAGCGCCTCGATCGTAGAATCTGCCGACAGTTCGCCGTCCACGTCGCCGAGACGCTCCCTGATCTTGGCCCTCAGGGCAGCCTCGGCGACAGAGCGGCTGGACCCTCGAGCCCATGCGCGCTGCATTCTCCCGTCGTGACGGCGGAAGCGCGCCGAGGACTCAAACATGCCGGGCTCCAAGCGGCGCGTGCAGACGGTCCCATAGTCGCCTGGCCGGAGGCGTGGGCGGGGCATCAGGACATCTCCCGTGCAGCGAAGCGGTGCTTCATCGCCGGGCACGCACGGCACGCCGGGCAACCGACTCGCCCGGCGTCCACGTCAGAGAGCGTCACCGCACGGTCCATCAGCACCTTGCGGGTGACGCCAAGCGCCCTTGCGGTCTGCTCGATGTCGCCGGTACACGCGCCCACCATGGCCTCGACGGGCAGGCACCGCCGCGCCGTCTCATAGCGGACGTCAGCCTCGATGTGCTCGGGCTGGTGCCGGCTGTGGCCCATCTCGATATGGACGAGCTCGTGCTGGACCGTGACGAACATCTGCGCCGCGGACAGTCTGTCGTCCACGATGATGGTGCGGCCGTCGGTCTGGCCGAGGATGCCGTCCGGCAGGCGGCGTCGGGTGATCATCACTTGCTTTCCCCCAGTTCAATTCGGTCGAGAAGCCGGCGCAGCGCGGGGATGTCCCCGAGATTGAGCACGAGGTCATCGGAACCGCGGTAGCCGACGGTGGCCACGGGGTAATCCGGCGGAATCGCAGCAGTGAGACTGTCGCCCCGCTCCGTGGTTTCCGACAGACTAATCCAGGTCATGGCAGATGCTCCCTTCGTCTCATGGGGACGAACCCCCAGCACTACGAAGTGTGAACCTTTGTGGTGCCACTCGTCAAGTCTTTGTAGTCCTTGGCGTAGACTAGATGCATGACCCACACATCCGCGATCTATGTCCGCCAATCGGAGGACAAGACCGGGCATGCCACCGCAGTTGCCCGCCAGAAGCAGGACTGCCTCAAGCTTGCCGACGCGAAGGGCTGGCCTGAGCCGCGAATCTACGAGGACAACAGCATCAGCGCGACCAATGGCAAGGCGCGCCCGGCCTTCGAGCAGCTGCTCGCCGACATCGAAGCAGGCACGGTGGATCGGGTGGCCGTGTGGCACCTGGACCGGCTCACGCGGTCCATGCGAGACCTCACCCGCTTCATCGAGGCCGGCCGTACCCATCGGGTGAACCTCGCCTCGGTGCATGGCGTGAGCCTCGATCTCGGCGACCCCACGGGCGTCGCCGTCGCGCAGATCCTCACTGCCGTTGCCGCCATGGAGACCGCCCACAAGGGCGAGCGGCAGCGCCGGGCCAACCGGCAGCGCGCCGAAGCGGGGAAGGCCTTCTGGACACGGCGCCCGTTCGGATACGACCGGGACAGCGAGGGGCACGTGTTCGTGGTCGACGCGGAAGCGGAGGCGATCCGCGAAGGCGCCAAGATCGCCCTCGCCGGCGGGACCATCGCATCCGTAGCGCGTGACTGGAACGCGAGGGGGCTCCGCACCTCGGCGGTGAAGAAGGACACGGGGGAGGGCGGCCTGTGGGGCGTGACGCAGGTGCGTCGAGTCCTCAAGTCCCCCCGGTATGCGGGCCGGCGACTCTACAACGGCGACGACATGGGCATGGGTGAGTGGGCGCCGATTCTCACGGAGGAGCAGCACCGCGAGCTCGAGGAGCGGCTGAATGACCCACGGCGCAGGGTGGCCCCCGACGATCTGGCAGCGAAGCACCTGCTCTCCGGCATCGCCAGGTGTGGCAAATGCGGGGGGCTGATGTACGCCGCGAAAGGGAAGGGTGCCGGCGGACAGATCATGGTCTACCGGTGCTTCGGCGGGTACTGCCTGCAGAGGCGCAAGGATGACGTCGACAAGACCGTGGTCGCGGTCCTCCTCGCCCACTTGCGGCCGGCCGCCGAGCGCCTCGTGGGCAGCGGCGAGGCCGTGCGCGACTTGCGGGCCAGGGCGACCGACCTGCGAGGGCGCCGCGACGCGCTCGCAGAGATGCTCGCCGATGGACTGCTAAGCCCATCGGCTGTACGGGAGCAGTCCGGCAGGCTCACCGCTGAGCTCCGCGCAGTCGAGCAGGAGATCTCGTCTGCCGAGGTCGCCAGCCCGCTCGCGACGCTGGCTGCCTCGAGAGATCTGGAGGCGGCGTGGGAGGCCACCCCGCTGGAGTCCCAGCGGAACGTGATCCGGCAGGTGCTCGAGGTCGTCGTAATGCCCTCCGGCAAGGGTGTGAGGTTTCGGCCCGAGGACATCAGAATCAGCCTCAGGGCCTGACCGCCTGTGGATGACACGCCCGAGAATCGCGACACGCCGACGCACTTTTGTTTCATCCTAACGTGGCGTACCATCCGGCGGCTCTGGGCAAAGTCGGGCCACTGACTGGACGCCGAGTAGCAAGATGTCGACAGACGGCCCGCCCTCACCGGCAATCTGCACAGCGCACCAGCACCTCCGGGCTCGAAATATGCAACAAAGCCGGTTTTCCACAGGCAGGCTGCAGCCTCAAGTCAGTGCGCTACTGGGACCATGGATATACCGCTCACCCGCTGAAACGACCCCCCAGGAGCCACACCAGCGGCGGAGCGCGGCAGTTTAGAAACAGCCACCATCCCGACCAGGAGTGCCCCTTGACGCACCTCGTAGTCGCGGCGAACAGACGCCCAGACTCACACCGCTCCCGGCCATCGTGCCAGGGGTCAGTGGATGCCCGCATCCAAGCCTACGCCGAGCATCTGGCGGCCTCCTGGCCGGCGCCGACCCCGGAGGTCATCGACTACGTCGCGGCCAGTCTCGCAGCGCCGGGCGTACGCCCCTCCGAGGCACGCGCCGCATAGAGCGGCACCCCGCAGTCCACTCCCGCAAGCTGTCGGAAGGATCAGCCCGGGAGGCTATGGCGGGGCCGAGAGGATTGAGCACCCTCGAGGCCCCGCCCCCGATCAGAACGCAATCCCAGCACCCCTGAAAGGGCCGTGTCCTTCCGTGACCATCGCTCACGCTCTGCGCATCGACGTTGCAGCCTTCCGAACCAACACCGGCGCTGGCTTCGCCGCCGAGATGATGGACCGCCACATCACGTGGCAGCTCGACCAGCTCGCGACAGCGGGCTTCCCGAGCCCCGTCGTCCAGATCGCCGCCGGGCCCCACAAGCCCCCCGCCGCGGACTTCCTCGGGTGGGCGCGTCGCGTCCCCCAGATCCAGATCACCACCTCCGAGGCGCACGTCCTCGTTGCCTGGCACAGCGCCATCGAACAAGCCGCCCCGCGGCACCGAGCAACAAGGGAACGTGATGCAGCTTGACCGTGCCCGAGTACTACGCAGCCGAGGCATACCGGGACACGGCGCCCCCTCAGGATGACCCCAACGAGTGGGACGACTACTACCGCCGCCGCGATGCCGAGCAGGCGGCACAGGAGTACCTCGAACGGTTCAACCAAGAGGTCTCCCTACAGATCCGCGCCCTGCGCGTCCGGGACGCAGCCAGGGACGCCTACGCCGCCGAGCGCCGCGGCGCCATCAGGCTCCCGATCGTCCACACCCTCGGAAGCTTCCTGGACGTCGAGGACGAGGCCACCCAGTACCGCATCGACTCCCTCATGCCCGTCGGCGCCCACGGCATCATTGCCGCGCAGTACAAGGCCGGCAAATCCACGCTGGTCGGCAATCTGATCCGCTGCCTGGTGGACGGGGATCAGTTCCTCGGCCGCTTCGACGTCGCCCCGGTCGATCGCGTCGTCCTCATCGACAACGAGCTGGACGAGCGCACACTGCGCCGCTGGCTCCGGGCCCAGGGCATCCGCAACACCGCCGCTGTCAGCCTCGTCTCACTCCGCGGGCACGTCTCCACCTTCAACATCATCGACGCCGACGTGCGCAGCGCATGGGCATCCGCTGTCTCCGGCGCCGACGTGGTCATCCTCGACTGCCTCCGGCCCGTCCTCGACGCCCTCGGCCTCGATGAGAACCACGACGCCGGCCGGTTCCTCACCGCCTTCGACGAGATGCTCGGCGAGGCCTCCGTGCCCGAGACCATGATCGTGCATCACATGGGCCACAGCGGCGAGCGCTCCCGTGGTGATTCCCGCCTCCAGGACTGGCCCGAGGTCACATGGAAGCTCGTGCGCGAGTCCGAGGACCCCTCCTCCCAGCGGTTCTTCTCCGCCTACGGCCGCGACGTGGACATCCCCGAGGCCCGCCTCGAGTACGAGGCCGAGGGGCGGCGCCTGACTATTGCCGACGGGAGCCGCAGGGACGCCCGCGTGCATGACGCCCTCGCCGCCGTCCTCGCGCTCCTCGCCGAGCACGATGCCCTCAGCGGCCGGCAGGTGGAGGACGCCCTCGCAGCCACCGAGCACACGCAGAAGGACATCCGTGCAGCCCTCCGCAAGGCCCACCAGGACGGCCTCACCGTCACCTACACCGGACCCCGGCGCGCCACCATGCACTCCCTCAACCCCGGAGCCACCGCCCCATGACACCCCACAGTGCGGCAGTGCGTTGCAGTGCGTCGCCAGTGCGTCAACGCGCTCCAGTGCCAGTGCGTCAGTGCGTCAGTGCGTATGTATTTGACGCACTGCACGCACTCACTGCAGACCCCACCCCCAACACCAGTGCGTCAGCCCCAGAAGGACCCCATGCCCAGGCGTAACAGCAACACCCGCAAGAGCACCCGAACCCGCGGCGGCGCCGCACGTCCCAACCCCCAGCACCGCCGCACCAACAAGGCGAAGGAATACAACCGCCTCGCCGCGGACCTCGTCCGCCGCGGCCTCGCCTCCCGCGCCATCCTCGGCCCCATCGCGCCCCCCAAGGACCCCGCATGAGCACCACCTCCTGCCCCAGCTGCAGCGCCCGCTACAGAGCCATCCGCTACAGCGACGACCCCACATCCCGCCCACTGGCATACCGCATCAACCACCGGCCCGACTGCCGAGCGCTCAAGGAGAGGCAGGACAAGGCGAGGGCCAGCCGGCCCGTCGGCGCCGGCACCGTCGATGCGCCAAACCCCGCGCACGCGCACGAGGACGCCTCGACCACCGGACCCCATAACTCCCACTTCGCGGTGCACGCGCTCGCCGCCGCCGCCGCATCCCAGCAACAGCAGGGAAGTCGCCCAACGTCAGCCGGGAACGTGGACGGCAACCAGCCCCTTTCCATCCACTTTGATCCCAAGGAGGCCGCGTGAGCGTCCCCGAGCCCAGCCACCCGTTCGCCCTGTACAGGATCAATGACCCCGCCGCGGTCGGCCTCTCCGCATCCCATGCCGGCGATGTCCTGGTGACGGTCGAGAGCCTGCCCATCTGCGACGGCGAACGTGTCACCGTCCTGACCGACCCAGGCACAGCCAGCCTCCTCGAGTCCGCCGCATTCGAGCTGGGCATGGCGGATGTCCCGCTCAACGCCAGCGCGATCCTCGGCATCGCTCGAGGTTGGCCTGCTGACTGGGCGACCGGCGCAGTGGAGTGGCTCGACTGGACCGCCGAGGAGGCGCACCATGCCTGACGCACTGCAACGCACTGACACGCACGGGGCGGGCCAGCAGCCCACCACCCCCCACCCCCCACGGGCCACGCGGCGTGCCGTGGCCGCACGCCCGGAAAGCTGCGCGTGCCGGATTGAAGGTTCAGGATCGAGGGCCTCCTGTGGCTGAGGCTACGTGGTCGGGCGGACGCCCGGCGCCCTCAAATCCGAGGCAGCACCCGGACTTCGCGGCGGGCAACGAGATGGCGCTGAAGCATGGGGCCAAGTCTCCGCGGAAGGTGGACCCTCTGGCCGATGAGATCATGGCGGCCGCGCTCGCGGATCCGGCGCTCGAGTTCCTGCGGCAGCCGCGCTTCTCGGCGGCGATCCTGGCTTGGGCGCGGGCGGAGGCGAGGGTGCGGCTCATCTCGGACTGGGTCGACGGCATGGACATGGAGCAGGCCGCCGCGTCGGGGCAGGGGCGGACGTCGCCCTTCGAGCTCCTGCGTAAGTGGGAGACGACGGCGTCGGGGCACCGGGCCCGGCTGGGGCTTGACCCGGTTGCGGCCGCAAGACTCGGCAAGGATGTGGCGCAGGGGCGGCAGGCGGACGCGGCGGCGGCGCTTACGAAGATGCGCGAGGCCCATGAGCGTGCGCAGCGCGGGGAGGTGGTGGAGCATGAGTGACCCTATCCTTTCGCCGGCCCTTGACCCGGCGGTCTTCGCAGTTGAGGTCCTGGGTGAGCCGCTGTGGGATTACCAGGCAGAGTTCGCTCGGTGCCCGGCCCGTGTCCGGGTGGTGAATGCCGGCCGACAGGTGGGCAAGTCACGGACGCTGGCGAAGGTGGCGCTGTTCGAGGCCGCAACCCGCCGGAACGTGCTGGTGCTGATTCTGAGCGCCGGCGAGGTGGCGTCCAAGCGACTCCTGGCTGACTGTGCCGGACTGGCTGCCGGATCGGCTCTCCTGCGCGGCAGCGTGGTGGACGAGTACAAGTCCGAGCTGGCTCTCTCGAATGGCTCGCGCATCGTGAGCATCCCCGCCTCGGAGCGGCAGGCCCGCGGCTGGCCCGTTGACCTCCTGATCGTGGACGAGGCCGCGTTCGTGGCGGAGGGCGTATGGGAAGCCGTGGAGCCGACCGTGATCGCACGCCCGGGGTCGAGGATCATCCTGTCGTCGTCGCCGTTCTCCCGAGACCACTGGTTCGCGAGGACGTGGCAGCGGGGCCGTGACGGCGCCGACCCGGCAATGTACGGGTCGTTCCACTGGCCGTCCCGCATCTCGCCACTGGTCGACAAGGCGTGGCTGGAGGAGAAGCGGCGCACTTCGAACCCGCTGGCGTTCGCCCGGGAGTTCGAGGCGGAATTCACGGATTCCCAGACCGCGCTCCTCTCCCCGGAGGAGCTCGAGGGTGCGGTGGCGGACTATGACCTGATCCCGCCCTCGATCGCCAAGCGGGACCACTGGTTCATGGCCCGGCAGGGCGGCCCGTGGGATGGCGGGCGCACTGAGAGGTACCCGGCGTGCGTGGCGGGCGTGGACTGGGGGCGCCAGAGGGATGCCAATGCCCTCGTGGTCCTCGGGATTGCTGACGACGGGGGCCGGAACGCGGACCCCCGCGGGGCTCTTGCTGGTGACTATGTCGTGTTCGTGCCGTGGCTGGAGGAGCACTACGGCATGGCGTACATGCAGTTCGTGCAGCGGATCGTGGATGTAGCTCGGGGCTATCACCTCCGCACGATCACCACCGAGCTGAATGGCGTGGGTGCTGCGCCCTCTGAGATGCTCACCAATGCCATCGACGCAGCCTGGCGCCGCGGAGAGGTGGTCCTCTGGGACGGGTACAGCGGGCCCTATGTGGCCGGGGCGTGGACCGACATGCGCCGCAAGATCCAGGCCTATGGACGGGTGAAGGCGATGCTCCAGTCGGGCAGCCTCGTGCTGCCGCGGCACCCTGAGTTGCTGAAGCAGCTGGCCAGCCTCGAAGTGACCCTCACGGCGGCCGGCGGAACGCGCATCGAAGTACCCGAGAACCGTGGACACGACGACCTCGCGGACGCTCTCGGCCAGGCTGTCGCGTCCCTGTGGGCGAACAGTCGCGACCCGCAGCAGGAGTATCAGACCGTGCGGCAGGGGCTCGCTGTGGACTGGCAAGAGCTCCCCAGCGGGATCGTGTTCCCGAGGCGGCCGCGGCTCCTCGATGCCGAGCCGCCCTACGGCTTCGCACGCGGCAGCCACGGCGAGGAGCCGACGTTCGGGGGTCGCTGGTGAGCCCGCAGGTGGTCCTCAACGAGGACGGCAGCCTCTGGCTCTCCCCGGAGGCCGCCGAGCGCGTCAGGATCGCCCTAGGGCCCGTCTGGAGCGCTCAGGCGGCCCGCAATGGCGCGTACCCGCGGTGGCAGCTCGACGTCCTCCAGGCACTCGACAAGCGGGTCATCTGGGCGGACATGCTTTCGAACGCCGGGCTTCCGTTCGCGGAACCCTCGAACACCAGTGCTGAGACAATTGAGGTATCGGCTAAGGAAGCCGCGCAGGTGTTCGAGAAGTCCGAGCGGTGGGTCCGGGAGCTGGCACGCTCCTCCCGCATCCCGGCCCGCCGCGTCGGCCGCCAATGGCTGATCACACTCCACCGAGAGGACATCCCCGCATGACCCGCTACGTCAGGCACAAGGACGGCGCCGTCCAGTCCGTCACCGACGAGGACTGGGCCGAGAACTACCTCGTCCACGCCGGCTCCGGCTTCAAGGGCGCCGGCCAGGGCGGCACAGTCCTCGACCCCGACTTCACCGAGGTCACCGAGGACGAGGCCCGCGAGGCCTGCCCTCAGCTCTTCGGAGGCCCGGACCTCGCCACCGAGCGCATGCTCGCCGGCCGCGAGCCCGACGCGCCCGCCGAGGAGGCCTAGGACGATGCCCACGAAGCAGCACACCCCCGAGGAGACGCCCGAGCAGGTGATCGCCGACGCCGAGGCCGCGATCGCCGAGGCCGACCGCCTCGCCGCCGACCTCGAGCAGCGCGTCCGCGACGGCGACGAGACCGTCACCCTCGAGGACATCAAGGCCGCCAAGGATGCCGGATGGTTCGCCCGCCTCCGCAAGGAGGCCCGCGAGAAGAAGGCCGCCGAGCTCGCCGCCCAGCGCGAAGAGGCCGAGCGCGCCGCCCTCATCGCCGAGGCCCTGCCACTGCTCCAGGGCGTGCACGACAAGATCGATCCCCTCCTCGAGGAGGCAGTCGTCAAGATCGGGCAGGCCCTCGAGTACGCCGAGGCCGCACGGCGCGCCCGCATGGCGCTCCTCAGCGTGGCCGGCCCGCGCAACCCGTACTACCCCGACGAGGAAGCCGTCGAGAAAGACCAGTTCGGCAGCGTCTACTACGGCGGCCGCGAGTACGGCATCGTGTCCCCCCGCGCCATCCTCGCGACCGTTGCCGAGCGCTTCGGCATCCGCGACATCAAGAGCGACTTCGGAGCCTGACCAAATGATGGTCGAGACCTTTACCGCTGCCCAGCTCGCCGATCCCGAGTTCTTCCAAGCGAACAGGTCGGCGATCTTCCGCGCCCTCCAGGAGGGCCGCATTACCCCCGGGACGGCCTACCGCATCGACGGTCCCGGGGGACTCACTGACGATGTAACGGGCGAGCCCGCTACCGACTGGACCAGATAGGAGCCAGCCCGTGCCGCAGACACGCCCCAACAAGATCACCGTCCCGGTCAACGCCGACGCATGGAACCTCGCCGGGGACCTCGCCACCATGGCCGACAGCGTGCAGCCCGTCATCCCGGTCGCCTCGCAGACCGAGCGGGACGCCCTGACCAAGGCCAACGGCCTCACCGTCTCCCGCGGGGACCTCGGCGGTCTCGTCGAGGTCTGCGACGGGACCAACTGGCACTCCCCGACGAAGGTCCGCCACGCCGAGTGGACCAACGGCGGCGGCTGGTCCGTGACCGGCAATAGCCCGTGGGACGTCGGCCCGCTCACCCCGACGTCCGTGACGTTCAACAACACGTTCTGCAACAACTCCGGCACCCTGTCCGGGCAGCTGAACATCACCGAAGCCGGTGAGTACTCGCTGTTCCTGCGCCTGTACAGCTTCTCCAACGACCCAGGCCTGTCCAACGCCAAGCTCATCGGCAACGGCGGCACCGTGTGGGCGGAGGCTGTGAATCAGGGCGGCGCCGGCAACGGCCTGTGGGAGTGGGACGTGCAGCGCCTCAGCGTCTACCTCACCGCGGGGCAGACCGTCCGCGGCACGCTCCGCACCACGAACTCGTGCACGATGACCTCGCTCCTGGCCATCACGAAGGTGCAGGGATGACGACCAGGCCGAAGGTGGTGGGCTGACAGTGGTCAGCTTCGACGAGGCGAGCAGGGCATTCCAGGACAAGGTGCTCGCAGCGTGGCCCGAGGCCGCCGCCCAGGCCGCGGAGCACCTCCGCGAGGTGGCCGTATCCCGGGCGCCGCTCGAGACCGGCCACCTCAAGGCCTCGGCCTCGGTTCGCCCCATCCCTGAGGGTGCCGAGGTCCACTTCCCGGGCCCGTACGCCCGCTACCAGGAGTTCGGCGTCTCCCACACGGGCAAGGCGCTCCGCCACGAGGTGGGGCAGTCGTTCTACCTCACGAGCTCGGTGGCCAGCGAGAGACAGAAGTGCATCGACATCGCCGCAGCGGAAATCCGCCGGGCCACCGAATGACAGAGAGGTTCCCCCGTTGAGCGACTCCTCAACGAACGTCGGCAACATCACCGCGAGGCTCGTCCTCGACGCCGAC